AAAGAATAATAGATTACATGGTAAATTATGGATAATAGGTACACCTACATTCAGATGTCGCCATGAAGTTATTGCTAATCTTCCAGCAGCTAATGCTAAACTTGGTAAATCAATTAGAGAATTACTAACAGCAGAACCTGGAAGAAAAATAGTAGGTGCTGACTCTAGTGGTAATCAATTTAGATCTCTTGCTCATTATGTTAAAGATAAAAGTCTTACAAATCAAATACTTAGCGGTGATATTCATCAGTATAACGCAGACATTATTAATACCGATAGACGAACTGCAAAGACTTGGATCTATGCATTTCTATTTGGTGCAGGTGCAACTAAACTTGGTAAAGTATTAACTGGTACTGGTAACTTAAGTGCTGGTAAAGATTCTATTGAAAGATATGGTGATGCTATACCTGGTTTGAAATCATTAAAAGATAATCTAATATCAATGTGGAATATAGCAGACGGTCATAATAGAAATGTCGAAGGATATATTCCTGGTCTTGATGGTCGTAAAGTTTATGTACCACAAGATTATCAAACACTTAACTATTTGTTACAAAGTTGCGAAGCTATAACTACAAAAGCTGCATTGTATTATCAAATGAATAAGATTAAATCAGAACATCTTGATGCTGAACCTAGACTTTATTATCACGATGAAGTAGCATGGTCAGTAGCAGAAGAAGATGCTGATAGAGTATTAGAAATACTTACAGAATCATTTGCCGAAGGTCCTAAAGAAATGGGCGTAGATATTATGGCAGGTGAAGGTACAATTGGTAATAACTATGCGGAGGTACACTAATGATTGTAGATATTGCAATAACTAAAGATTTTATAAATCAACGTGATGCTCGCGCTGAAATATATAATCCAAGAAACAGATCATTCGAACAATTAAAACTTGATATTGAATGTGAAGTATTTGAATGGCATATGATTGACAGAGGTACTTGGCAAGATCATATTGACTGGCAAGTTGATGGTGTTGATCAATTATATGGTAATGTAGATGTTAAGTTTATTAAAACCTGGTATAATATTCCATGTAATAAAATGATTTATTTATTAAAGCAAAGAGATTTAACAGATAACTTTTACTTTTGTGAATGGCATGAAAGACCTCAACGATTATTAGTTGCAGGTGACATGGTTAAAGTTAATACTCTTGGTATATTAGAATACTGGGAACTACTTGATATAATTAAACCTTCTAAATACAACGGATTTTATGCAGATATTCGTAAACATTTAGAAAGAAAGGAAGTACATGGAAACTAAACACATGCTTGTAGATACTGATTCTATATTCTTTAAGATAGCATATAAATCTACTAGTCAAGCTCAATTAAGGCGAAACTATAATGCATTTTGTAGAAACATGGAATTAGAAGTTAAGAATAGAATTATTAATTTATTTAATAATGATGAACAACTAAATATTTTATATGCAGTTAAAGGTAAAGGTAACTTCAGAAAAGATTTAAGTCCTGATTATAAATCTAATCGTCCTGAACTTGATAAGAAAATAAGAGATAGCTTAAATTATTTACATAAATATGCTGTATCTAAAGGCGCTGTTCAAGCAGACGGTATGGAAGCTGATGACTTAGTTTCTATATGGGCTTATGAAGCTATGGATAACAACGAAGAATATGTAATCTGTGGTATTGATAAAGACTTACTTCAAATACCTGGTCAGCATTATAATTATGGTAAAGATACCTGGAAATTAATTAACGAAGAAGAAGCATTGCATAACTTTTATATTCAATGTTTGACTGGTGATAATACAGATAATATCCCGGGTCTTAAAGGTATTGGTCCTAAGAAAGCTGAAAAGATATTAGCGGGTGTACCACTATCAAGACAATGGAATAAGATTAAAGTAACCTGGAAAGAGCATAAAAGATCTGAAAAAGAACTTAAGCTAAGCCGTAGGTTATTAGCTATGCTTAAATCATGGAGTGAATATGAAGATCTTAGAACACACATTCAAGCTAAAGCCCCTATCAGCAAATCAAATGACGTACAGGAACAAATCAATAAAGCAAATTAAGTACGTTGAATATCAAAATGAATTAAGAGATGAACTCAAAGGAGTTGAGTGGCCATTTGAACCATTACAACTTCTTGAGTTTGAAATTATTGCTGGCGTATCTAACAGAGCAGCTGACTTAGATAATATAGTTAAGCCTTTGTTAGATACTTATCAAAGTATCTTTGAAGAATTTAATGATAATAAAGTTTATCATATAAAATTAACTAAACAAATAACAAATAAAGGTGATGAGTATCTATATGTAAAAGTCGAAAGGTATATAGATGCTATACCATTAACGGTAGTAAACAACAAAGAGTTGTTAGAAAGGACAGTACAAAGTGGGAAATTATAAACAAACATCATGCCCTAAGTGTGATTCATCAGATGCATTTACAATCTATGAAGACGGCGCGTATTGTTTCTCATGTCAATATTCAACTAAGAAAGTAAACATTATGAATGACTTAGAACCTGCTACTAAACCTAATAGTAGCATGACACTTGATGAAATTCATGACTTAAATAGTTTTCCTATTAACAGTCGTGGTATATCTAAACAAGTAGTAGATCACTTCGGAATTAAAATGGCTGTAAATCCTGATGGTTCCGGTGGTTCACACTTCTATCCTTACACTAATGAAGGTAGAGTAATTGCATATAAAGAACGTAAGTTGCCAAAAAGTTTTATAGCACACGGTAACTTTAATAATGTAGAATTGTTTGGTCAATCAGTTTCAAGCGGTGGTAAAACACTTGTTATAACTGAAGGCGAACTAGATGCTTGCGCAGTAGCTCAGGCATTCTTAAATAAATATAATAAAATATTTCCAGTAGTATCTATGCCTAGTGCTACAGGTTGTAAAGTTGTACTAGCACAACGAGAATGGATTAGACGATTTGAATCTGTAATATTATTCTTTGATAAAGATGAAGCTGGTCAAGCTGCAGTACAAAAAGTTGCTAAGATAATTGGTGCTGGTAAAGTTAAAGTAGCTAAGCTATTAGAGAAAGATCCATGTGAACAACTACTAAAGCATGGACCTCAAAGTTTATTACAAAGCTACTGGGATGCAGAAACCTGGTCACCCGCTGGTTTAGTAATGGGTGAATCTATATGGGAACAGTTTCAACAAAGACAACAAACTAAGTCTAGACCTTATCCTAAATGCTTAACAGGTTTAAATGATAAGCTTAAAGGTATAAGGCAAGGCGAGATTACTTTGTTTACAAGTGGTACTGGCTCTGGTAAATCAACAATCGTTAAAGAAATTATACTTGATTTACTTGAAGATAAACCAGATAATGATGGCGTTATAGAAGAAAATAAAGTTGGTTTAATATCACTCGAAGAAAGTGTAGGTGATACAGCTGAAAAGTTTATTGAAATGTCATTGAATCAAAAGCTAGATCACGAAACTAATAATCTTTCTGATAAAGATTTACGACAAGGATTTGAGAAAGTATTTGGTGATGAACGATTAATATTACTAGATCATCAAGGTTCTGTTGGTGACTCAACATTAACAGATAAGATAGAGTATATGTGTTTAATGGGTTGTAAATACCTAGTGCTAGACCATATAACTATAGCGGTATCAGAAGGCGCTGAAGGTTTATCTGGTAACGAAGCAATCGATAAAGTAATGAGTGACTTACTTAAGATTGTTAAGAAACATAATGTATGGTTATGTTTAATCTCACACTTAAGAAAAGCCCCAGGTGGTGGTGCTTCATTCGAGGAAGGTAAGCTAGCTTCTATAGATGATATTAAAGGTAGTGGTTCTATCAAACAAATATCATTTGATATAGTAGCATTTGCTAGAAACTTAGTAGCTGATAATGCAATTGAACGTAATACAATTAAGTTTAGAGTATTAAAATCTAGATTTACAGGTCTTACAGGTTCAGCAGGTTCAGCTGTGTACGATACTAAAACAGGAAGATTAACATCTACTGATAATGTATTTATGGAGATCTAATGAGTAACTACACTGATGCAGTAACTAAGCAAGATAGATATGATAAGTTGTATTTAAATATTGCTAAAGAAGTAAGTAACATGTCACACGATACCGATAATAAAGTCGGTGTCGTAATAGTTAAAGATAATAATATACTTGCATTTGGATTTAATGGTATGCCTTCGGGTATGAATAATGAATGCAAAAATCCTAACGGTTCTACTAAGAAAGAAGTTATACATGCAGAAGCTAATGCATTATGTAAGTTAGCAAAAGGTACAGTAAGTTCAGAGGGTGCTACATTATATAGCACTCTCTCACCCTGTATTGAATGTGCTAAACTTATAATGCAAGCAGGTATAACAAGAGTTCTTTTCAGTGAAACATATACTGATGAAGCAGGTATACTATTGTTATTAAATAATAATATAAAAGTGAAGGGCAGCAAATGGAGGAACAACTTAACTACTTAAAGTTAAAGATTACTAAATCTAAAGCACATATCGCTTGTAATCTTTTAAAAGAAACTTCGTTAGAAGATCTAAAAGCGTACTTAGTATTTGCTATGGATACTATTCAACAACACTTTACTCGTAATAGTATGCGAGGAAACAAATCATACCAGGGTGAAGCTAATCTTACTCATTTAAGTGTGGCTATTGGTACACATATATTAACTGAAATTAATTATAATAATGAAAAGGATGCACCCTGGGATTGGTTTAAGCTTAGAGTAATGATGGGTGATTTATTTTTAGAACCGTTCTATCAAACACATCAAATTAATATAGGTAAAACTAGAGATAATACTTTTATACCTATAGAAAAACTTGATAGAAGTCTTAAAAGAAGTCGCGCACATTATATAGTAGTACCTGAAAAATGGGATTTAAGTATACCAGAAGGTAGTGAAAACTTACTTAAAGGTACTGTATTTATAAAGCCTGAACCTATAAATAATTTAATGCAATCTACAGGAAGACCTGTAATAAAAGGTTGGACCTTAGATAAAAATAAATTATTTAAACCTTACTTAGCTAATACATTTATTAAAAGTATGAATGTATTACAACAAACTGAATGGAAAATTAATACTAAAGTTAGAGATATATTAAATCGTAATAGAGATAAGATACTCGATCAGTACAAAAACTTTCCTAAGAAATATAAATCAAAGATAATAGAATTTGATTTAACTATGGCACGATCGGATTTAATAGGTGACAAACCATTTTATCAATATACTGAAGCAGATTATAGAGGTAGGTTATATTACACAACACCTTTCTTAAACTTTCAGGGTAATGATATAGCTAGAGGTCAAATGCTTTTCTCTAAAGACTGATGAGGGATTAAGAAGATTAAAGATTCATATAGCATGTTGTTATAATGAAACATATCATAAAGATAATCTTCCTAACTGGTTAACAACAGATTATAAACCTTACTTAAAAGATGAAGAGTTAGATGATATATCTGTAGATAAAATGACGTTAGAAGATCGTGAAGCATGGTCAGATAATAATATTGAAAAGTTATTAGAGATAGCTGATAAAGAAATTATCGATGCTAATGCAGAAAAACCTATTAGTTTATTAGCTAGTGTATTAGAAATTAAAGATGCACTTGAACAAGAAGAATATATTACTTATCTTCCAATACCAATTGACGGTTCTAATAATGGATGGCAACATCTATGTGCTATATCTAAAGATAAAGAAGCAGGAGAGTTAGTTGGAATTGTACCACAGGATATACAAAAAGATTTTTATGTACAGTGTGCTAAAGATTTAATCAAGAGAGTTCCTGATTGGTTTGAAGAAAGACAAATGCCAATGAAACATATACGTAAAGGTATAGCTAAACGCGGTTCAATGACTCGAGCATATAGTGCTGGAGCACAGAAGATTGCAGAGAATATGTATCTTGATTGTCATGTTGAAGGGTATTTAAATAAGTATGATATTACTAAAGAAGATTGTGAGATGCTTGCAAAGCATTTAATTAAAGCAATTGATAATGTTTGTGCAGGTCCACTACAAACTATGAAATTTTTACAGAAGATTGCAGAAGCTGAGATAGCCTCTGACTATGCTAAGTTTATTAAACAAAAAGCAATAAAATGGACAACACCATCAGGATTCCCTGTTATATATGAAGCATTTGTTGAGAATGAATTCAAAGAAAAAGCTATTATAAGTTGTAGTGAGAGAGCTGTTAAGCCTACTATAATTAAAGAAGATGGTACTAAAGAAGAAACTGATACTATAAGAATACAACACGTAGGTAAAGAGCCTACTGATAAACCTAAGATCAGATCTTTTATGTCGGGTATCTCACCTAACTTTGTGCATTCAATGGATGCATCTCATATGGCTAAAGTTATTTCTAAATGGGGGGAGGATTTTGGCGCCGTACACGATTCATTTAGTGTACATGCATGTGATGTTGATGAGTTATTACAGCTTATTAAAGATCAATTTATAGAAATGTATAGCTACCCTAACTTCTTTGAAGTAATTGAAAGAATGATCATAACTAATCCTGATAATTTTAATCATAACCAACCTAGGCTTGGAAGCTTAGATATTAGAGAGGTAAA